TGATTGCCTTGGATCCATACTTACGTTTTTAGCCTTAGCAACACTATCTTTCATAGCATCAGCTTTTCCTTGTTCATAAAAGTGATTAGCAATAGCGTCGGGATTCATTGCTGTAAATAAAGATTTGTGATAACCTTTAGCGTCTGACATTTCATTTTTTTCATTCAAGAACTTCTTGACAAAATTATTAATGTCACCTTGGGTTTCTTTAACCTCATTAGCATTTTTCACATTAAACCTATACCTCTTATCTCCGACGTTGTATTCAAAACCTTTGAATTTATCGTTAAAAACATTATCTGTTTTTAATTTAAAAGTGTTAGTTTGTTTTTCCGCTATTTTTTGAGTTTCTTCTGACTCTTTGTTGTATCTATTAAAGAAGTTTACAGCTTTTTGTTGTTCGGCAGTTAGCCTAGAACCAGCTTTAACTTCTTCATAGTATTTAGACTTTTGCCCGTCTAAGTGGCTTTTAGCGTTGGCAACTTGCTCTTTTAACGCTATTTTTTTCTTTTTAATCTCTCTTTCTTCGTCTTCTTCTTCATCGTATGAAAATGAATCTTCTATTAAAAAATCTATTTCATCAGTAGTTAAGTGAGATTTTGTTTGTTTGTAAAACTCTCTAAGAACTGTCATGTCGTCATAACTAGAAAAGTCTTGATTAAGACGTACATAATCTTCTAGTGTACCACCAGTTTCTTCCATAAAATCTACAACTTTTTGTAAATTTTCAGGTATTGCTTGTCCGGTTTCTTGAGCTTCTGCAACAGCTTCTTCAACTTGCTCAGTTAACTCTTCTGTTTGTTCTTGAACTTCTTTTTCAGTAACTTCTTCTAATACTGGAGTTTCTTGTGTTTGTTCTTCCGGCTGTACTTCTTCTTGTTTTTCTGTGGTAGCGGTGTCTGCATCGACTGGAGCCACTCTCTCGTTGTCAGCGTTATCTTCTGCAACTTCTGTTTTTTCTTCGGTTTCATTTTTTATTTCTTCTTTTGGTGTTGGGGGTTTATTTAAATCTACTTTAATAACACTGTCATCATCAGCGCTGTTGAACTTTGTTTCTTCAACTGTCTCTACAGTTTCAGGTGTAGTTTCTTCAACTACGTTTTCTACGTTTTCTTCCATAATATAATATAATAATAATTAATAATTGTTATCTAGGATCAAAAGAACCTAAATCAAATCCGCCTCCTATAGTATCATTACCTGCAGACTCAAAGTTTTTAGGTGCTTTTTCCTTTTTTCTTTGATCTATAAGTTCACTTTGTTGTGAGGCTTGTATTCTTGTTCTCTCGTCTTTACGATCTTCTTTTTGTTTTTCTTTACTTTTTGTATTTTCTACTTCCATTTGCTTCAGCTGCATATTCATCTGAAACTCTAATTGCATTAGTTCTTTTTTATACATTACTTCCTGAGCTTGTTGCTGAGCTTCAAGCTGAGCTTTAACTTGCTCTAGCTGTGCTTGTGACTGGCTAAGCGCTTGTTGTTTTTGTAATTCCATTTGAGCAGAAGCTTGTTGAGCTTGTATGTTAGCTTGGGACTGTGCTTGGATATTTTGTTGTTGGATTTTTTGATCTTTAGCAAGCTTTTTTTCTCTTCTAATTTTTAATAATTGATTAGCTAACTTTATATTTTTTATTTCTCTAATATCAATAGCATCAGCAAGCTCTATTATTTGTTGTTGCAAAGCCATTTGTATATTATTTTCAAGCATAGCTTTTTCCTCTTCGTCTGGCTGTAATTCTATAAATATACCAAAATCATACAAATGTAAATTAGACATTTCTTCAAGTGTAGCAACATTATGCGCGCCGATTTGTTGTATAAAAGCATCTTTAGTTGGAGAGTATTCTATAATATCAGATATTCTAAGTGACAAACACTGTGCAACTTCTGATGTTAAAAACAAACCAGCTTGTAATATGTGTCTTGTTGCCGTATTAGAATTAGCGGCTGCTAGTTTTTGTACACCTACTAAGGCATACTTGTCAGGTGTACTACCATCTCTTGATTCATTAAGTCCAGTAGTATCTCTTATCATTTGTAGATAATAATTGTATGTGCCAATTAAACTTTGCATTTTAGCACCACCAGAACCTGATTGTATTTCTTGAATAGGTACTTTACCTGGGTTCATGTCGCCTTCAGAAGTAAATGACCTACCAATAACAGATCCTGTTTGGAAGAACATGTTTAAAGCTTCTTGCGGATTATAGTTTGTTCCGTTACCTAAGTCTATTTCAGCAAGACCATCAGCATCAAGATAAACACCATCCGGTACCATACGTGATAATACTTGTTGTAGCTTTAGATGTGTAAGTTGTATCATATCAGCAAAACCAGTGATACGACTAACTAAGCTTTCTATTCTACCTTTATATAATCTAGGAGCTACAATAGAATAATTCATTTTAACTTTAGTAAAATCACTTTTTGGCCTTACCATGTTTTTAGCCATTTCCCATTTAAGTAATTTTTTAGTACCTAATACTAAAGCGCCATCATACAAGCATTCTATTGACCTTTGTAGTTTACCAAAGTTTTCCGCGTCTTCAGGTGGGTTAAAGCTGTCATCTTTTTCTATAACTTTTTCAGCACCACTACCAGTTTCTTTTACTTTATAAACCTCGTTCATATAAGTTTTATAATTAAAATATAAAACTTGAATTTTGTTATTATCTTCTTCTTTTGAATTATAACTAGTGCTATTGTTTGATCGAGTATACGTTTTATTTTTTTGAATTTCCTCTAAGTCTTCTTGTGTTAAGTGTGGGAATTGTTTAGCAAGCTCGTTTAAAGGTACATTTTTAACCTCGCCAATGTAATAAATGTCATCAAAATAAGGAGATTCAGTGTAAGAGTAAACTAAATCAGCTGGATCTACATAGTCAATTACAACACCTTCAGATGTATTAAAACTAGTTTTTACAGCGCCTATACCTAAAACAGTTAGATCGTAGTAATATTGTTTTTTAATTAACTCGTAATTATTACCTTTCATCAAAGTGTTAAGAGCTTGTTCTTCAGCAATTTCTACGGCTTGCTTATAATCTAATTGCATGTGTAAATTAAGCTCTTCTTTAGTATCAGGTAATTTTTCTTTATCATTGTTATAAGCTGATATACCTAGCATTCGCTCTGCAGCATCGCTATAGTCTCTACTATTCATATCTATAAGTATAGACTCCATATACTCTGTTCTTTTGCTAACGCCAAAAGGATCTTGAGAATAAGCTTTTATATCATACATTCTTTCTGCAATACCATTTACAACTATATCAACAAACTTAGGTATAATAGGTACTGGTTTCCAGTCTAAATTTAAATAAGACAAATCACCATTTATAGATAACTCGTCCTTATACTTTTGTATTGATTGTTCACCTCTGGCATACAACCTTAATTTGTGAAAATTATCTTGAGTTGCTCTATATCTACTAACCCCTCGGTCAGGATGTAACCACTCGGTTTCAATAGCTTGAGCTACTTTTAAACCATACTCATAGCTCATTTTTTCCAAATCACTTACAACTTGGCTAGGAAAATAACTTTTTATAACAGACTCTGCCATATTTATTTTTTAATTAATTTAGATGTACTGCCTTTATTTGTGTACTTAGCAATACTTAAGTTTAGTTTAGGTTTTTGTATCGGTGCGTTTGGCCTATATAAATGCCTGTTGTTTGCCATTATAGCTAATCCAGAACTTATAGACGCATCATGCTTTGTTCTTTTGTTAATATCAAACTTCGCCCAGTCATTTAATAATTCATTGAAGTAACAATTACCAAAAGTACCGTCTTGCGCCATACCTACGTGACTCTGAATATACATTTCAATAGCGGCAGCGTGAGCTTGTTTTATATCTTCACTTGAGTTAGGTATACCACCTATTTCTTTTTCAGCTACAGATAACTTGTTCCATATTTTATCAGGTCTGTTCATGCTGTAACCTCTGTAACCACGCCTTCGCAAATAATATAATAAACGAGGCTTGTTGTTCTCTGCTAGTATTGGCATCCCGTAAAATACTAACGCCATTAGAACGTCTTCAAAGAACATCTCTGCAGTTTGTGGTCTAGCTAAATACTCTAAGAAAAATGTATTAGCTGGCGCGTCTTCCATGCTAAACTTAGTTAGTCCGTGTAAAGCACCTTTAGAACCTACACCATCTACAGTTCCTGATATATCGTAGCTATCACAACCAAAAGCACCCATGTGCTCATTACCAGGCCATTTAACACCATTTTTAATTACAACTTTGTTTTGTATGTTTGTTGGTGGTACCCAGCTTATTTTAAACCTACCTTTAGGGTCTGGGTAAAATATCACTGTTGAATCTTTAACTCCGTTAACCCATTGAAAATTACCTTTAGTAATACCTAGCGTTCTAGACATCTCTTCGTTGTAATCTATTTGTTCGTATAGTTTGACTAAGTTAAATATACTATTTTTTGTTTCATCTCTAAACGCATGTTCAGTAGTTCTTGGAAACTGTCTGTAAAATTCATTTAACGCATCTTGATCACCTTTTAAACCGTCAGCTTCGTTTTGCCAACTGTCTATAACACCTATATCTATTAATTCCCCATGTGGATCGAAGACTTCATGATCCGGAGTATTGAAGACTGGGCTTCCGTGCTCATCAATAAATCCTTCGTAGTTCCACTCCATTGGGATAAAAAGAGAATATAAGCCAGACGCTGTCTGTCCATTTCTGTTTCGCTTAGTAACGTCTGATGCTCCATATAATTTTTTAAAGTTTTCCCCACCTTTGTCTAAAGAGTTTGATGTTGAGCCCATCATACATTTACCTATTATCCTACTACCTAATCGTAAACATGTTTTTGTAACTCTCCAGTTATTTAATATATTATCGGGTCTTTCCCATTTACCGCTTTCATCGTGCACTAAAAGCTTTAATTTTTCACCGTCATAGCTATTGTCACCTGTATTTTTCCAGTCTATAGTTGTATCTAATCCCTCTAAGTCTTCTAACTTTTCGTTCGTTGTAATCTTCTTTCTAGTGAACTTAGAAGCTGGAACTCTATATGCAAGCTCGGATTTTGGCCTATCCATACCGTCTTGAATAGGACTAAAAAAGAAAGGATAATTAATCGATATAGGTACAACTTTGTCAGTAAACATTTTCTTAGCATCAGCACCTGTTTTAGATAATATACCAAACCTTGCATCACTTGATATTGTAGCTTGGTTAACTGTTTCAGCCGATGACATAAAAGAAAAACCAGATCGTCTGTTTTTAAGGTAACACATACCATAACATCGTTTATCTGCTTTGCATGCTTCCCAGAATATATAGAATAATCTGTTAGCTTCTCTGAAGTCTGGTGCACCTACGTCAATCTTACTCCATTGCAAGTACATATAGTGTGTACCTGTTATGTATGTTGGTGTACCTTTGTTATTAAACCAGAAACCTTGCTCTCTGCGTTTAAACTCTTCATCTATGTAATCAAACCAGTCAGCTTTCTTTTCTTCTGCGTAAGCTCTCCAGTCAAATATGTTTTTAAGTCTAGCTAGTTCTTTTGGATATTCAAACTGTTTCCACTTTTTTTCTTTGTTGCTATACACACTACGCTCTTTTGGTAATGCTATCTGAAAGTTTTGTATCTCGTATATCTCACCTATCTCACCAGTCTTAGATATAACTACAAGATCGTGTTCTTTGTTATAACCATACTTCCACTTCTTACCTTTGTTAAGACGACTTATGGTCGTTTTCTTTATAGGTTCTACTATTTGTAGTAAATTCTGCTCGTACATTACTTAGATCTACCCTCTGCAAAACCCTTAAATACTTTAACCTCGGTTTCAGTTTCTTTACCCTCGAGTATGTTTTCTTCTTCTTGTATTCTATTCAATATTTCAAACGCATCAAATATAGCTAGCTTCTTTGTTGCTGCAGCATTTTTTAATCTGTCAGCTGATATATCATCGTCAGAATCTACAATAGCTTCTTTAGCAACTTTAATCAGTTCTTCAACTGCTTTATGCCCAGCTTGGATTATATTCTTCTTCGTCTCCTTGATATTCATATTTGATTGTAATAAAATTTGATAATAGTCTGTATAGTTTTTGGCCGTCAATAATAAACTCATATTCTGAGCTTGGCCTAAAACCTATTAAATCGCCTTTGTTAACTGTACCATCAGTATGTTTTACAATACCAACTAAAGGCTTTTCTTTATCTACACTTAGCTTGTCTGTAGATTTTACTGGCGCTACAAAACAATATCCTTTTTGCGCTTGCCATTCGGTATCTTTGTATAAGAATATTTGATCTGGTTGTACTAGGTAAGTTTCTTCATCAATATAACCTCTACTATTCTTTTCTATACCATGCTGGT